CTCTTTGTTCTCACCCTGTGCTTCATCTGCGCCTTGAGTGTCCACCATTTTGTCACCCACCACATACTTGAAAAAGTTGGGCTTACGACCTCGCTCTATGTGGTAAACTTGACCATTAATGTCAAACTCCACACTCACCACCATGTTTTTCTTGTTGATGGTGTTGATCAGGTTGTCTCGCTTGATGTTGGTGATGGCTTGACCAAACAATGCATACGACAGTGCGTTAAACATGACTGTTTTTCCCACACCATTACGTGAGCCGTTACCACCCAGGTCCAAGTTCTCACCTAACACAAGAGTGATACCTGTGCTAGTAAAATCCACAGACTGAGTTACTGCACCCACAGAAAGGAAGTTCTTAATGGTTAAGGATTTAAAGTTGATCATGCTCAAATGCTCTGATAGATTTGTGTTAATAGCTGGCGATCCATGGTCACACTTTCAATGGCATTCAAGTGATCCAGTACAATTTGGTCCACACTTTCAAACTGTATGTCCTCATCTGTGAACTCTGTGTCTGCACCTTGTTTTGTGTGCACCCATGTGACATCCAGGGCTTGGAGTTCTTGTTCAAACAACTCTTTAACAAAGTTTAAGTCTTCATAATTCATGTTGACATCCACATTGATCTTCACAAATGTGTGATCATCAATATATGTGGTGGGATTCATGAGTACCTGGCTTAATTCCCATGTGCGATATTTGGGGGCTCCTGGCCATGCATGAAACACTGGCTCTGAACCAGGCTGCCAGAACATGAAACCACGATCATCATCATGCACATCTGAATAATTGTGAGGAAAAGCATTACCCATGTACAACACTTTGCCCTTGCGTTGACGCTTGTGGAAATGTCCGCTTATCACAAGTTCCTGATTTTTAAAGTGATCAGAGTTCAATCCACCATGATCAGGAAGTTCCACCATGGCATTCATTTTGAAGCGTGCAATTTCTGCATGACACAACATGTATGGCTGCTTGATCTTGGGAATCTGCTGCCATTGATCACCCACCAGCCAGGGCACAAACACACAGTCACCTTGTGTGGTGATTTCTGTAATCAAGTGAATGTTGTTAAATTCCTGCACATACGGAATAGAGTGCATGTCCAGCTTGTCTCTGAAATACAAATCATGATTGCCCAAGATCATGATCACATTATCAAAAGCTTCACTCAACATTCGCAAGCATTGCAAACTGTAATTGAGTGTGACCACGCTCACTGAGCTACGGTTATGGCTCCAATCGCCCAAAAACAAGCAGGTTTTAATGTTTTCAGCTTGGGCTTGTTCAATCATGTACTGAATGAATTGCACACACCATTCGTTGTGTTGCTTGCTATTGTTTTTCAAACCTAGATGTAGATCGGTCATCACCACAGTGTGGGTTAGATCCACTTGAGAAAGATCCATTGCTGGCACAGTGTTTGTGATAGCAGTTGTGGTTATTTGCATGATTGTGAAGTCACCCCTGAGTATATGTGATTATAAGGGTCTCACATGGGTTAAATCAACAGGCACATCATGAGGATATGGTCATGCGCCAGTGGGTGTGGCACCCAGTAATGTGGGATCTGTATCTCCAGGACCCTCCATGGTTTGCCTCTGGGTCATGGAGTCTTCAGTTTGACGTGTGTGGCTGGGCATGTGATTGTGCATGATCAACAGGTCATCTCTGATAGTTTGACTTTTCTTTTCTGTGGTGAGTATCTTGAGGAATGAAGTGCTCACCACACTTGTATAATATGAGAATGGATTCAAACTTTTACTCTCATCAAACTGTAAACCCACTTGACTCAATTGCAGCAAGGATTGTGCTTTCATCTCTTCCAGATAGGAATAACCTCTCCAGTTACCACGATGACCATATCTGTCCACCAACTTCATCCACATGGCCCCCAATCTGTTGGTCACTTTGCCATGTGTGATACAAAATTCACCATTCCGGGAATGACTTTGTCCCACACACGTCCATGCACCATTTCTGAACACATAATGTTTGAAGGGTGGAAATGGGCATCTGATATGACGCTCACTGGGTGTTTTTGCTTTGTCAAATTTTAGTACATTGAATGGTATGTGTTCAAAAGTCATGCGACGTACCACAATCTCATGTAAGGGAAAGTCATCCACACTCAAATTGGGTGGTGGTGCCTTTTTGTCCTTTTTGGCTTCAGTCAGGGTGTCTGACAGTCTTTTCGCTCTGGCTGCCTCTAACATTTCTGTTGTGACACCTTCCAGACTGCTCACTATCAGATCATAGCGACTAAATTTCACATGATCAAATTCACAATATGTGTTTTTACTCTCATGAATAGCGGCCAACAAATCTTTATTGGTGAGGTATTTGATCTTGGGTGCGGGTGCTATGCTCATTTGCCTGCTATTAGTTAAAGTTAAGTCAAGTGTGTGTACCGGAATTTTCATTGTCAAAATGGTCACATGCATTAGTTAAATATAATACACATATCAAAATTCTGTGGACCCATCTTATGAAATTATCGCACTTGTTTGAATCGCGTGAACTACTGCTGGAAGTTAAAGCCAGGATTGAGCACCCAGAAGATCTAATCTGGGATGCAGGGGCTAAAGGTGCTCAACAAGCATTGAAGATCTTAGAGCTGAGTGCACAACGTCCTGAACAAGTGAGTATAAAATGGGATGGCAGCCCCGCACTTGTGGCTGGCTGGCGAGACGGTGAATTCATGCTCACTGACAAAGCTGGCTTTAGTGCAAAAGGGTATGATGGTTTGACCACAAATGCTCAAGATCTGGCTCGCATGATCCTGAATCGCAAGATCAAGCTGGACACTCCACAAGCTAAAGCAGCCAGACAGTCATATGCCCATAAGATTGCACAACTGTATCCCCTACTCAAGCAGGTTATACCCCACAGTTTGAAGGGGTTTGTGCAAGGTGATCTGTTGTGGACTCACACACCACCCGAACAACATGGTGCATATGTGTTCCAACCCAACAAGATCAAATATCAAGTGCCTGTGTCAAGCGATTTGGGTAAACAGATTGGCATGAGCCAAGTGGGTATTGTGTTTCACAGCATGTACGATTCACCACAAGATGCAGAGCCACAAGCATTACGAGATCCTGGGGAACTGGGCATCAAAAGCACTACCCAAGTGGTGGTTGTGCCACATGAAATGCAGTTTGCACAACCATTTGAGCTGGATGCAGACTTAAAGAAAAAACTACAACAGTTGATACAGAGTAAAGGTGCTCAGGTTAATGAATTCCTAAATCCTGTTAGCCTGAGCGACAGGCAGATAAAAGGACTGCCCATGGTGATGAAAAGCTTTCTGGCTCACAAAGCGGGAGAAGGTGAAACAGATTTCAGCCATGCTAGTGAACAGTTTCTCCAATACATGGTGAGTGAAAAGGCCAAAGTGACCCAGAAGGCACGTGAAAACATGCTAATATGGATTGAACAGCATGTGGTGGCCTACAACACAGTGTGGCAAATGGTGCAACTGTTGGTGGATATCAAGCTGGATCTCAAGCAGCAGATGGATGCCACTGTGGGTGACAAAGTGAAGGCTGATTTGCATGATGTACCTGGGCATGAAGGCTTTGTGAGTGTGACACCTGAAGGCATCATCAAGTTGGTTAACCGTGCACAGTTCATGAAAAAGCATGCACCCCTCACCGAGCAAACAGCAGATGCTGCAAAGTCACATTCCCCTCGCAGAGTGGTGTTTACATTTGGCAGAATGAATCCACCAACAGTTGGCCACAAAAGGCTTGTGGCCAAGGTTGCCAAAGAGGCAGGCAATGATGACTACTGGGTGTTTCTAAGTCACAGTCAGGATGTGAAAAAGAATCCCTTGGAATGGCGCACCAAGCTCAGCTTTGCGGGTGAGCTTATGCCCGCATATAAGAGTCACTTGGCTTCAGGTGAGCAGTTTGAAAATGTTAAAACACCCTTGTTGGCCATGGATTGGCTGTATGATCAAGGCTACACAGACATCACTATGGTGGTGGGATCAGACAGAGTGGATGACATGACACGCCTGCTGGATGGCTGGAACAGTGACACAGTACGTGGCAAATATAACAGACAGCCTGTGAACATCCAGGTGATAAGTGCAGGTGATAGGGACCCTGACTCAGAAGGTGTGGAAGGTATTTCAGCTAGTTTGGTTAGAAACTTGGCCAAACAGGGAGACTATAGTAAATTTAAGGCAGCAGTGGGGTTAGATGATGAACTGGCCCAAGATCTATACACACAAGTTCGAAAGGGCATGATGCTTAACCCCATGCAAGAGTCCACACGACATGATTTGGGCACCATAGTCATGTTACACATGAATCAAACTCATGCTCACAAACTGGCAGCATGGTGTGCACAACATGGCATACCATGCATTAATCCGGAACACATGCACTTGACTTTGATCAGCACCCTGAGACCAGAACCCTATCTACTCAAACTTAACAACACAGAAACACATGTGATCACCCAGCCTGTGAGTTGGATAATGTTGGGCAACAGTAGCTTGGTGTTGAAACTGGATTCCCCACAGTGCATGAGTATGCATGCCCATTTGATCCGCTCTGGCATACAACACAAGTTTGCCAATTATATTCCGCATGTGAGTGTGTCATACAACTGGCACACAAACACACCCTTACCCACTCAAGTTCCTAACTTTGACCTCATGTTTGACTGGATTGAGGCAGATGCTGTTGACCCTAATTATGCAGCCAAAACCAACTAAGGCACCAACCTACGGATGCGATCAGCCTCTTCCTGGTTGACCCTCATTTGTCCAGGTTTTATCTGCACACCTTCAGGTGTGGTATCCCGTTCCAGTGAGCGAGCCAGCTGCTCTAACTTGATTTTGATCTCTGGTCTTTGATCAAGTGCATGCTGAATGGTTTCCACACTCAATAGTGCGGTATGGTCAAACTGAGGTCCCAGCAATTTTTTAGCAATCTGATCAGGATCTCTGCTGATCAAACTTTCATCTTCTCTGCGTATGAGACCTTTCTGCCAACTGTATTTGACTCCTTGTGCCTTGGCAATTGAACTCATGAGCATGTTGCGATCAGCACCAGAGTATGCACTTGCGTCTCCTGCACTGTACATGCTGAACTTCATCCACTCTGTTTCAGGATCTCCGCCACCGTGAAACATGAAGTCAATTTGACAAAATCCCTTTTTGGGATCGTTTCTGATGGGCATCTTGAAGTGCACACTGATGCCACTCTTTTTAACCCATGCAGCACCATCCACTTGATACACATCATGCACCCACTGAGTGAGTTTGTGGATCAGCTTGTCTTTAGTGATCTGCTCAGGATCCACACTTATGTCAATGTCCCCACTCACAGCTTTCTTTCCTGCACTACCCAACACATTCACAACCAAGGGGATCTGCAATGCTGGTTCCAAAATGCGCAGTGTGGGCACAATGTCTGCACGGTCAATCTTTGTGGTAGCACTTGTGCCTGTGGGAGTCTTGAAGATGTTACCACCCTCTTGCAGGAGGGGCATGTGGGAGAATTCTGTCAATTTCATGTTCATATTTACTTAAAATCATGTGAAATTGTGCCCATAAATATTAACAATATCTCAACACATGGGTGAAGCACATGCCACGATTTGGTGGATTTAATATAGGAAGTATTGGGGGTGCACTGGGCAGAAATGCACTGGGCACTATCGCCAATGCTGTGCTACCACGCACCTCATTTGGTGGATTTGGTGCTGACGCTACTGCTGGCATCAACTACAAAAATCAAAACGCTGAAGACAGGATGGTCAGCTTGCGACCTAAGGCTGCTGCGGCTAATAGAGTGTATGGAAATGGTTTGTTATTGCCACTCAAGTCACGTGGTGGTCTTGTGTGGCCATATACTCCCAGCATCACCTACCAGCATCCCATCATATATGGATCCACGGAGGTGACCCATGCCAATCAAGACTTTCATATCTATAGTAGAACTCCTGCTGTGAACATAGGTGTTACTGGTGAGTTTACTGTGCAGAATCAACAGGAAGGTGCATATGCGCTTGCAGCCATCCACTTTCTGAGAACCATGGCTAAAATGAACTTTGGAGAAACAGACCCTCAAGCAGGCACACCACCACCTGTGTTGTTGTTTAATGCTTATGGTGCATTCATGTTCAAGGATGTGCCTGTGATAGTAAAAGACTTTAACGTGGAATTCCCTCAAGATGTGGACTACGTGCAGGTGACAGTGAGTGGTGTGAATCTGACCACGTCAGCTGGCACACCTGGTGTAAGAGCCAGACCAGAGATAGTGTTACAGGAAGGTGCACCAGCATCTAACGATGGTCCAGGTACTCCTGCCATACAAAGACTTGTGTTACCTGCAAGAGCTGCCATTGCTGCGGTGCCAGGCACAGTGTCCAGCTCTCCACAAAGCTATACAGTGTGGTTACCCAGCATGTTCAAAATTTCATGTAACATGACCATACAACATACACCGGATGAGCTCAGGAAGAGATTCAACCTGCCTGCATACATCAACGGTGCTAGTAATCAGAAGGACTTTGTGTGATGAGGGCCACTTATAACAAATCCTCACCGTATTACCAAACGCCACAAACCAGCACTTACTTGGACATCTGGAATCCACCATCCGTAGCACCGAGTTTGTCAGATGGCATACTTGTGTTGGAAGACAGATACAAACACAGACCAGATCTACTCAGCCAAGATTTATATGGCACTCCCAGATTGTGGTGGGTGTTCACCATGTTAAATCCAGATGTAATCAAGGATCCCATCTATGATCTGATACCAGGCATGGAAATCAGATTTGCAAGTAAAGATCAATTGCAAGGATACTTATAATGAGTGTCCAAGGTTACAGACCAGGGGAAGGGCAAAGAATAGCTGCTGAAGCCATTCAACAAAGACTGGCACGTGAACAACAACGGCCACCCACTCCTGCAGAAGCAGCAGTTCTGGAACGAGTAGCTGCGGCACAACGGGCACAAGATGCTGAACAACAACGGTCCGCCGCAGCCGCAGCTGATCAAGTCTTATCAACTTCAAACACTCATGTGGCTGTTAACCCACAAGCACCTGCTAGTAGTGGACAGATTCCTGAGTATGACGCTTTGGGTAATTCTACTGGTTACGGACCTGCGCCTGCGCCTGGGCCCCCGCCTGAACCTACTGCTCCCATTCAGCCAGCCCCACCAGAGACCCCTGTATCTCCACAAGAACCTGCTGCTCAACCAAGTGTACCCACTATCCCTAATGTGGCTGCAGGTCCTACCCCCACAGGTAGTTCTGCCACAACACCTGCAACGGTACAACAACAAGCATCATCAGCAACTGTTAATCAACCCCCTGCAACATCTCCCCTAACTCCAGGTGGCGGACCTAATGGTCCTGTGGGAGCAGCCACCGCTAGTGCGCAATTGGGTTCGCTTAGACTGGAATTTGAACCCAATCCTCATAATCAATATGATCGTGTGGCATATGTGTTCAAGTTGTGCATGATAAATGACCTGGATGCTGAAGATCCTGACCTGCTAAGAAAATTTCTTAATAACCAAATACGCAAGGTGATCATTGCAGAATCTGGTGTTACAACTGGGTTTGCAATTAACGATGTGGAAATATCCGACACTATAAGCCCCAACTTTCGTAACCATAGCAATTTGACCACAGGCATCCGCATACAACTTGTGGAACCATACAGTCTCACATTACCTGATCGCATGTTTTTAGCAAGCAAGGAATTAGGAACTCAAAACTGGAGACTGGCTCCCTTTATATTGCAGTTAGAATTTAGATATATCAAATCAGATGGCACACTATATACACCCACAGGCACTCAGAAGTTGATCAGAGTTTATCGATTAATGATCACAGATTTTGACGCCCAACTGACCGAAACGGGAACCAGGTATGATGTTCAAGCAGCAGTAATAGGTAATTTGGGTTTCCGAGACGCATATCAAATTTTCCCTCAAAGTCACAGAGTTTCATCTGCACAATCTTCAGCTCAAGATTCTGGATTTGGGACACCCAGAGGTGATAATACTGTGGGTTCCTTCTTTTCAGCACTGGCTATCACAATAACCAACATGTATGTGGAGTTACGCAAAAACAATAAAACTGGTGCCAGACTGCCTGTGCTCATCTATAAGTTTTTTGTGGAAGAGGAATTGGCAAAAGAAGTTATAAATTTTAGTCCCGAAGCAAACTCACGAAGGAGAAGTTTTAGTATAGCTGACACGAATGCCAATGACATCACAGTGAGTAGGGGTATCAGTGTAAGTACGCTAGTGGATGATATATTGTCCAGTTTGCAGCGTGCAAACTATTTTTTGGAGCCTTATGACAACGGAGGATTGGTGCGAATACCCGTAATTGAGTGTGTGACCAGAAACGTGGGATGGGATTTACTTACAGAGGATTATGTGAGAGAATTCAACTTTTATATCCGTACCAAGCTGAGTAACAGACCTATACCATTTCAAGAATATGGACAGACTATTCAGGGCAGTGCCAATTTGCAACGAGCACGCTTGGAAGCGGTAAGGAAAACACTCAAGAAGCGATATGACTACTTTTACACAGGATTGAACACAGAAATCATAAGTTGTGATATCAAATTCAATCAATTGCATGTGATTCCCACACCGTTGGTGAGTGTGACACCGCCTATGGCACCATCGTCGGCTGCATTAGTAAACCCTAATAATCCTGCTATAACAGGCAATACACCCTCAGAATTACCAACAGGTAGTCAGATTAGTCAAGCACAACAAGATCGGACAAGAGGTATTACTGCCCTACAACAAATACTTCAAGATCCAAATGCAGGAGACAATCCCACCACTCGGGAAACCGCATTGCAAGCAGAAAGATTGAAGGAGGCGGCGGAAAAAATACTCAGCAATATATCAAGAGAAAGTGTAATACCCTTTGAAGGTGCTCAAAACAGTCAAGCTAGAGCTATATTAACAGATATCACAAACAACGCTCAAGCAGGTCAAGTGTTGCAACGACAACTTACCTTGGACAGAGAACGAAATGCAAGACTGGCATCACGCAGAGAATATGCAGAAGACATTAATATTCAATTGACTTATGACAATGTAAAAAACATGCTGGAACTATCATATCATGCTGATCCTAGAGATATTATAAATTCTAATACTAGACCCACCAACATAGAGAATGCTGGTGGTAATAATGTTGTAAGTGCCACAAGGCCCATGGTGAGCTCCATATTAGCTCAAATTTATGACCGCAGCGGGCAACACTTATTAGAAATTGATCTGGAAATTCGAGGTGATCCCTACTGGTTGGGCAAAACTGATCTGGAACGAAAAGAAGAGTTACTGCCCATTTTTAATAGATCCACACAAAGCTCACCCCAAACCCCTCCTGCAGGTACACCCGCAACAGCATCAGGGCCCTCACTTGTGGACAGAAACGACCAGGATGCAAACATACTGCTCAGATTTAGAGCAGGAGCCCCTCCCAAGCAGGATACTGGTTTTATGAACTTGAGTGAGGGCAGCACCTTCTTTTATGGTGTTTATACCATAATAGAAGTCACACATGAGTTTAAACAAGGAAAATTTACGCAGAGGTTGAAAGGGTACAGAGACACGTTGATCAATATAGAGCAACTAAGGCAGGCAGACCCTGTAGAAACCAGCCGCAACCAACCTCAACAAGTGCCCACAGCACAACCATCACAAACAGCACAAGTGGGGCCTTCAGGTCAACCCCTGCCTGCAGGTCAAACATTACATGATGCCACTCTGGCAAACCCAAATGCCAATCCTGCTAATTTGGCTAAAGGCACACAGCAAAGTGTGGTGGGTGTGGACAGTACCCAATCACCACCCACATTTAGTAGCGGAGGGGGTTACATTCATGGTAGAGCAGGTGATGCACAACGTGCAGCAGATGATGCTAGGATGATGGCCCGGGCAGATGTCAATAACGAGGAATTTATTGAGGGTGCTAGAGTACCTGCACCAAGGAGCGGTAGTAATATATCAGGGGAAGGTGTGGGAGGATACAACATCACAGGCCAAGGTGTGAGGACCACCAGCTTGACGGGCGATGGGGGCTTGAGAGAACCCTCTCTTACTCAACCCAGAAGCCTACCCAACACCCGACAAGCCACTTATGATCGCGTTACAGACACATTTGGTAACGATAGTGCTGGCCCAGGAGAAACTGTGGATTACGGAAATGCTTCCTTGCAGGCGTTGGGCTTAAGAAGAAACTTACTCTAATCAATATTGAGAACATAAAATGGTCACATTAGCCAAACAGAGTACACATCTACCCAGACAATACAACCTGGACGTGGAAGGTTTAAGATCCACATGGGACAAGTGTTATTGTGGATTTGTGAGAGACAACAAAGACAAAATGTACATGGACAGACTGAAGGTGTGGATACCTGAGCTGTGCGGTCCAGACAGAGAAGACAATTATATCATAGTGGATTATGCAACTCCATTTGGTGGAGCAACACCTGTGAGAGATCAGACCCCAAATAGTTCCAGTTCTCAGGTAAGTCATGGCATGCGATTTGTGAGCCCGCATTATGACACAGAAGTGCTGTGTATGTTCATAAATGGGGATCCTAACAGAGGCATCTGGTTTGCGAACTTGTATCAGAGCACCAGACGCAGAAGTGCCGTGCCCTCCCCAGGAAATAGTCCCAGCAGAGGCGAAGTCAGTGTGTTTGGGCTCACTCGCACCACAGCACTTTCAAACTTGGGTCAAAATTCCACAGCAAGAGTCCAAAATCCCACAACAACACCTGGCCCAGGTTCAGGTGTAGCCAATCCCAATTTAACTGCAACTTATGGAGAGGGCATAGGTGGCAGTCAGTATCGTTTTGAATCTACAACTGATACTAAAGAAGGCGAAGACGCCGTCAAGCAACCCGCAGTGGGCACCAGCACCCCAGCACCACCATCCCCTGCTGGTGGACCCATGCCTCAAGTGGCAGCAGCACAAACAGCTTCAGGCACTGCCAACCTGCCTGTGTTGGGTCCCAGCACATGGGGACTACACAATAGTTATGATGTGTATGGTATAAGCACCCCTGGTTCAAACAGATTGGTCATGAGCGATCAAACAGGTGACACGCAGATCAGACTGGCCACCAAAAACAATCAGCAGATCATCATGCACAATGATCGTGATGTGATTGTGATCATGACAGGCACAGGAAAAAGCAGAATAGAGTTACATGGTTCTGGCAACATAGAGGTTTATGGTGAAGGCGCCATCAGCATGAGAAGCAAAGGAGACTTCAACATACATGCTGATGCTAATGTGAACATCAATGCTGGCTCCAATTTAAACATGCGCAGTGGTGCCGATACCAAAATAAGCAGTGTGGCCACCATGAATTTGTACAGTAAAGGCAGCATGTTTCATACAAGTGAAGGTGAAACTCACCGTGTGAGTAATGGTCACATGTTTGATATATGCGCAAACAGAATATTTCGCCAAGCCAACTTTGACATTTATGACCGCGCTGGTGGCGATTATAATTTGTTGGCTTGGAATAATGTGAAGATCACAGCCAAGCAAAACATAGAACAATTTGCCACTAGTGAGTTCAAATTACAAAGCTTGGATGGATCATTTCACATCAAGTCAGGGTCGTTTCTGTTCACACAAGCAGAACAAAATCTCAACATAAAGAGTGGCAAGGATGTGAACATACAAAGTGAAAAAACCATTAATGTGAAAGCTGGTGTGGATCTGAACCTGGATACTGCGCAGGAAGCCAATTTGCGTGCTGGTGCAGGCACACTCAATCTGGAAGCCCAAGATGCTAATGTGAACATAAAAGGTGCCATTGTGGTGATAGGACCCAACAGCATAATAAATGCCGGAGTAGTGCCTGCCGCAGGCGGCGCAGCCTTTGCGCCTGCAGCCCTGGGAGCCAACCAAGCTGAAGAGCGGTTCAAACTGGGTGTTGTGGCACAACAGCCTGCGGTTATAGGCATAATAGTACAAGATACAGACAACAGAGTGGGTGGCGGATCACAAACCCGAATCATTAACACCATCGTGGGTCATGCCCCCAGTGCAGAACCTGCTCCTGCTCGATTTATAGCAAGTCCAGGATACACTGGCACAAACACTATTGTGAGACAGGCTGCAATTGTGGAACAACTCAGAGTGGGTGCTATTGACGTGGGTCAAATTTCCCCCCTCCAGTGCATGGGCTGGGTGGGACAAGGGGCTGAGGTCAGTGTGGGTAGTGCTAACACCACCGTGTTTGCAAGTGCGGTAGTGCCAGGCGGTGGCACTCAACGTAATGGAATCTATCTGCAGATACCACCAGAAGGTAGAGGACTGCTAGAGGCTATTGCGGACCCTGAAAGCAAAGGCAGATACAATATCTTAAATGGCAATACACCTTTTTCAGATTTTAGAGATCATCCAAGACGGGTGGGCGCAGGTGGCACAAGCACTGCTGCTGGCAGATATCAAATTATTCAAGCCAGCTGGGATCGTATGGCATCTCAATATGGATTGAATGATTTTAGTCCCATGAATCAAGATCGTGCAGCTTGGTATCTGGCTCAACAGGACTATGCGACCATAACTGGTCGTAACTTATTGGCTGACTTACAAGCAGGAAAATTGCAAGAAGTAAACAGAGATTTGAGCTCCACCTGGACAGGATTGAGTAGGACCGCAGGTGCATCATTTGCATCATCATATGCACAAGGACTGGCAGCAGGACAGGCCAGCGTGGCTCCACCCAACAATAATCCTGCCAATCCACAGACTCCAGCTACACCGCCAGTGACAAATGAGCGTCCACAGCGATATGTGGGTGTCAGATATACCGACGCGGGTGTGCCAGTGTATGTGCAAGATCCCACACCCAGATGGGAATTCAAACCTGCACAAGAATATGTATTGAGTGAATCTGGTCTAACTGATATAAAAAGTTTTGAAACCATGGCAGGACCCAGACCTTCCGAACTACCTGGTCAGATGTTTCAGAATGTTTGTGAAGGTAAAAACATGATTGGATATGGTCATGTGATTTCAGAAGCAGAAAAGCAGGCAGGTGTGATTCAAGTGGGTAGTGAATCTGTCACCATTGCCACGGGCATCACACCTGCACAGGCAGAAACACTGCTCAAGAAGGATCTGGAGCCCATTGTGAGTTTGATCAAGACCAGCATCACAAATCCAATCACTCAACAGCAATTTGATGCATTGGTGGACTTTGCATTCAACATTGGCGCAGAAAAGTTCCAGAGTAGCGAAATACCCAAATTGATAACTGACAAAAAGTATGATCATGTGCCCAGGGAAATCATGGCATGGCGTATAGCATGTGCGGCGGATAGAGTGCAAGACGATCTAGTCAGTCGTCGCAGAGCCAATGCCATGAAGTTTGCAGGAGAAGTGAGAGCAGAGATGCCTTTGAGTGTGAGATCTCGTGGCGGTTCTGGTGGCACAGGCAGAGGTTACGCAGGTGCTGTGGTCATGGACCCAAGATATCCTTACTTGTTGTTTGCTCCCCAAGTGTTCAACAATCCAGAAAACCCTGAGGGTTATACAAAGATTTTGGAGGAGACACTCAGAGCGGGTAACAGATTGGGTCAGATATTAAACACCCCATTAACTGTGATAAGTGGATATAGATCTCCAGAGTTCAATCGCAAAAATAGAGGGGCGCCCGCCAGTTATCATACCTACACAGGCGGCCAGATTAACCCTAGCCAGCTAGGTGGCAAGGCGCTGGATATCAGTACTCATAATGTGAATGCTGCCAGCTTGGACCAGGTGGCCCGTAGGCTTGGATTGAACACCATCCTGTATAACAGCTGGCTGCATGTGGACACCCGGGACACCCGGAAGGGTGCCAGAATACAAGATACTTGATCTAGGTCAATAAGGGCGATGGATTCACAGTGTTGATGGTGATGCCTGGTGGCAGAATATCTCTCACCAGGCTGCCCATACTCAATATGGGTTTGGCTGCCAAATTGATGAATGAGCAGAATGTGAAGGGTATATATGTCAATAGCTCATTAATAATTGCTTTAATGGGCCTAAAAAGCTCAGTGATAGCCTTTAAAAAATCTTTGATTAATTTCAACCACAGTTCAAATATTATGGTGGGAATTCTGTCAAACAGATCCTTGACTGCTTGCATGGTTCTGCTAAAGTTGATCTCAGGTAAAGTCAGGTTCCATTCTGTTTCACTTGGCTTGAGTATTTCTCTCACAGTCTTACCAAAAGTCCATAATTTGTCTATGGCTTTCAAAAGAGGAGCCAGACCTGGTATTTTTTTAAGAAGATCAAACACGTTTACATTCAATATGCGATCTATCATGGCATTCATTCTGTCCACCACATTATCAAATTCTGCCACCACACCTTCATAAATGCTAGTAAACAGTTTATCAAAATCCAACTCAAAGAATGCAGGAAGCAACGGGAATCCCAGTTTTTCCCACAACTCTCTAATGGGTTTAGTAATTTTGGTTAAAAAGTTCAGTGCATTCCATACTATCTTGCTGAGCATCTTACCCAGTTCAGTGTATATTCTGTTCAAGATGTTCTGCTTTGCAAAGTCTTTGCTCTTCAAGGTCAATTTGCCTGTAAATGTGCTATCCCAGGGCATACCCAATGCCTCTTCCACAGCGTCCAGTTGATCATCCACGGCCTTTGCAATACGGGCTCTGCCCTCAGCTGTGAACACATCAATCAGGTACACTCCTTTTAAAAAGGGGATGGGCACTTTGAGTAGTTTCAGGATTGCCTCCAATCCAGGAATTTTACTCAACAGATCAATCAACTTCTGATACAAATATAATTTGAAATCTGTCCACAGGGCCCTCACTCTTAATTCAAATTCAAATTCCGGAACCTCTATGGTGCTAAAAATGGGATCAGGCACGCTGACATTTACAGCTTTTAACACAGCGCGTATGGTGTCTGTATAAGTTTTGAGAGCTTTTTCAATTTGTGCTCTAAGGTCTTCAGTCACACAGTCCACAATGCTGCCCAGCTGACCAGGTATGCTGCCTAATCCTCTACCAAAGTCTGTCAGGTTACCAAAGTTACCCATGATGTCGTCAGTACATTCAAATTTGGATAAATTCACACTCAATTGCACATTTGCACATCTGGATAAGGTCTGGCTCATGATCCTATTTAATGCAAATCCAGGTGGTTAATTCAACTCCGTGCCAGCATAAACTCTGTGGCATCTGCTTTGTTTCTAAAACTCCAACCACCCTGGGTTACAATACACGTGGATGCCAAACCTTGGCTTTGTATCCAAGCCAGCTTCTGACCTTTAAGTGGTTTGCTAAGAGTATTTTCTCCATCCCTCACATACCAGGACTGGGGCCAACGGTAGTTGCTGAGTGTGGTCACACAGGTTATCTTTTCCATGTTCACTTACCCAGTTGCATGGTGGCAAGCTCAGTGTTGGCACCACCATCCACCACAGCATTGGCCACTTCAGCCTTTGCCATGATCATGTCTGCCATATCTTCTTCGCAAGTGCCTTCTGCAACCAAATTATACACAGTCACATTGTTAGTCTGCCCAATGCGGTGAACACGATCTGCAGCCTGTACCAAATCTGAGGGGCTCCATGGTAGCTGGCAGAAGGCACATGCATTAGCGGCAGTAAGTGTGATGCCAAAACCCGCGCTGGCGATGTTGAGTACGATCACCTTCACATCAGGCATGGTCTGGAAGTCTTGCGCCGCCTGAGCCCTCTCCTCCAGGCCCACGCCACCGCGGATCATTCTCACACCCACGCCAGCAGCCTTGACAGCAGCAGTGATCTGATCCACCATCCGCTGGTGATGTGCAAACACCACCAGCTTCTCACCCTCTTCCACGTAGTCCAGGATCCACTCAATGGCACTGGCCATCTTGGCGTAGCCTGCAATCTCTCGGCACTTGTTGATGGCCACAATGG